ATATCACAAATACAAAACTTTTAGCATTTCAAGGAAATAATTTATCTGTATTTGACCCTTCTCAAAATACTGGTCTAATACTTGGCACTGGCATTAAATCATCCACAACGCAAACAAAAAATGCTTCATCCTCTATAGTTTTTGATGATTCTGGGGATGGTTTGACAGGAGTCATAGAAGCTATAGGTACTGATACCTTTACTATAGAAGGATGGTTTTATGCAGGAACACAAGGAACTAATAATAGAATATTTAGTACAGGTGGAAATAATCATGCTGGTGGCTTTAGTTTAGTTTTACGAACTAATGGTGAGATACAATTACAAGCACCGGGTGGTACTTCAGTGTATCAATCAGGTTCTTATGCTGACAGTGCATGGCATCATTTTGCACTTGTAAGGGTTAGTGGTAGCACTTCAGTAACAGCAAATAAATTTAATTTGTTTATTGATGGGGCATCTGTCTACTCAGCAGATTTAAGTACAGACTTGACTGCAACAGATTTATACATTGGTCACTCAAATGGATCATTAGAATTTGGTGGTTATATAGAAGATTTTAGAATCTCAAAAGGTATAGCAAGATATCCTTTTGCTATATTGCCAACAACATTAACAAGTGACAGCAATACATTTTGTCTGGCAGCTCATTCTAGTAGTGCTACAGATGTCGTTGGCGATTGGACCGTAACAACACCCGATACAGGCACACCAACAGTGAGTGATTTTGCTCCCTTTGCAGGTGGTAAATCTTTAAGATTTACTTCTAATGATGATATGTTACTATTTACTCATACAGGAAGTTCATCAGATTATCTAATAGGAGATAGGAATGATAATGCCGCAGGTAATTTCTCTATAGAATTTTGGGCATACTACGATGCTACTTCTATAGGTTCTACTACTTATATGGTTTCTAATTATGGTGGTGGGTCTGGTGCTAGTTCTGGTCAAACTTTCATGCTTGGTTATAGGACAACAGGAACTAATTTACTACAATATAGAGTGAATAGTGCTAGTGGTTCGGGTAGTACTAATGCTACACAAATTACTAATGGAGCAACTTTCAAAGAATGGACGCATCATTATATAGTGCAAGAATACGATGGTAGTTTAAATACCTACGTTAGATATTATATAGACGGTGTCAGTGTACACAACTATACTAAAACTACAAATGACCCACTAGACATGCAAAGGTTTGTAATAGGTTCTGGCACAGGCAGTGGAACTAGTGGAGGCAATTATTGGAATGGGTATATATCTAATTTTAGAATACAGACAGGAACAGTAGCACATCCCAATACCGCTCAATTAAAATACGCATTACCGACTGCAGAAATACTAGGATAACTCAAGGAGATATAAATAATGAGTGAAACACAAGAAACAAATCCAATTAAAGATCTAATACAACATTCACTAGATCAGGATTTTAATAAAGCTGGAAAAGTTTTTGGCGATATAATGACAATTAAGTTAGATGATCTACTTGACCAAGAAAAAGTAAGATTATCGGATCAAATCTACAATGGAGTAGAAGATGAACCCGAAGAAGACGGAGATCAACTCGATCTTAACCTTGACGGAGACAACGAAGAAATATCTGATGAGTCTTCCGAAGATCAAGATCCTGACGAGGAAGATGCAGGAACTGACGATGAAACAGAGTATGAGTTTGAAGAGACCGAAGAAGAAGAAGAATAAAATAATTATATAAAGGAATAAAAAAATGGCAGCCCCAAACATAGTCAATGTAGCTACCATCACAGGTAAAACGAATGTAATAAAATCTTTAAGCACGACAGCTACTAACCTCATTGCAAATGCAGGTAGTAGTGGAAAAGTGTTTAAAGTGAATTCAATTATTGCATCAAATACTGCTACATCAGATTCTGATGTAACATTAACTGTTGATTTGTTTAGAAGTTCGGTAGCGCATAAAATAATTAACGATATTACAATTGGATCTGGTGCAGCATTCACTCCTATTGAAAAAAATTTAGTCTTATATCTTGAAGAAGGTGATACAATTCGATGTACAGCAGGAACTGGAGATAGTGGTTTAATCGATGTAATTGGTTCTTATGAGGAAATTAGTTAATGCCATACAACGCTGGCAAAAAAGGTAAATTGAATCAACCTGCACAAACTGCAAATAGTAAAAGTGCGCAGGGTTACTATGGTGTGAAAGATACTTTTTTATATGGTAATGCAAATGAATATCCTGGATTAGGAACCACTAATGGAATAATAACATATGATGGAACAGAATATTCGGCAGGGTCTTCGGATATTGCTATAGGAACGCAGGGGTTTTACACATTTACTGTTTCCGGATCGTCAGTAACAGTCGATGTTAAAATGTGGGGAGCAGCTGGAGGATCTAATAATTCCCAACAGGTAGATGGTAGTGGTTACGGTGCAGCTGGAGGATATACCCAAGCTAGAGTCTCTTTACCTATTGGTTCTTATGCCTTTTTAGTTGGTGAAGGTGGGCATGCCGGCAATGCTGGTGCTAATAATGGTACAAGAGCTTTCCCCGACGGTGGTAACAGTGGGGAGGCTGCTCGTAGTGATGGTGGAGGCGGTGGAGGAGGATCTACTCGATTAGGAAAACTTACACAAGGTGCGGTTACATTAGCTGATTCTTCTGCTCATGATTTAACTTCTTCATTTAATACAACAGGATACGGAAATTATATACTTGTTGCTGGAGGAGGAGCAGGTAGCACGAAGTATCAAAGAACCAGTGATGCGAATAACCAGACATTTACTTTTGGTAGAGGTGGAGGATTAATAGGTGGTGACGGTAGTATGTATTATACAAGTGATGGTACAGATGCATTAGGTCATGGTGGAACTCAATCTGCAGGAGGAGCTGCTGGATCATCCGGAAGACATGACGCCAACGAAACAAATGGCGCCAAGTATTTTGGAGGAGCAGGTGCTGGTGCCGGCGGAGGAGGACACTTTGGTGGTGGAGGATCTCATGGATTCTACGCACAAGGAGGAGGAGGATCTGGATTTGTTGACAGTGCATACTGTGTTGCTGGTCAATCAAATTATACTGCACTCAATGGAGGTGATGCAATAGCCACTTTTCATGTTGCACAAATTACCGATGCAACCTTTTCTTCAGCTGGTTCAGGTCCGACTGGGGGTGCCCAAGAAAAAGGTAACGATGGTGCTTTTAGAATGACGGTGATATCATGACAAAAGTAATTTTAATATGTGGTATTCCATCTTCTGGTAAAACAACTCTTGCTAATAAATTGAATAAGAGATTACCTTCAAAGATGATTAGTGAAGAATCAGTGCGTAATATAACTGGGATAACTGGTAAAACTTTAAATGACTATAAAAAAATATCAGAAATAACTAATATCATAGCCCAATGCCATATTACTGATAGTGACGATTATTTAATAATAGATGAAGTCGCCATTACAAATTTAGAAAGAAACAATTATAATGACGATGCAGAAATATTTATGAATACTATTACTGGTGATTCATCTGATGCATCAGTACAATCTTTATTTCAAACTCCAGATACTAGAGCCGATCAAGATCTCAAAATTGATAATTTTAATTATGATAGTGATTCAATTGTTACTTTTATAAACAATCTACCATAGTAAAAAACAATAAAATTATAAATAATAGTTAGAAAAAGAAATGAAAACATTTTTAGACATAAGAGAACTCGCAGGAAGAAAACCAAAAGGTGAAATTTTGGTTAATAAAAGAGTGGGAAGAATCAAAATTCAAGTTTATAAAGAACGTAATGGATATGTTACTTATATAGACGGTGATCGATTAGACTCTTATAAGTCACAAAAAGAAGCAGAAAAAGCAGCTTCTGAATTTATAAAGGCATTAAAATGAAACTGATTGCTGAATACGTTGAAAATAATTTAGAAGTTATCACCGAAGAAAAAAATGGCAAAAAATCTTATGCCATTGAAGGTGTTTTCATGCAAGCAGAAACAAAAAACAGAAACGGTAGGGTATATCCACGTCCAGTTATGGAAAAAGCAGTCGGAAAGTATAATTCCGAGCAAGTTGTTCCTGGTCGTGCAGTCGGTGAATTGAATCACCCTGAAGGTCCAACTGTTAATCTAGATAAAGTTTCTCACAAGATCGAATCTCTCAATTGGCAGGGAAANGATGTTGTGGGCAAAGCAACTATTTTGGCCACTCCTATGGGAGAAGTCGTCAAGGGTTTACTCGACGGTGGTGTCAAACTAGGTGTATCGACTCGTGGTATGGGAAGTCTAGTACGAGGTAATGACGCAATGATCGTTAAAGACGATTTTATTCTAAATGCGGTGGATATCGTACAAGATCCATCTGCACCTAGCGCATTTGTTAATGGAGTTATGGAAGGTGTTGAATGGGTTTGGAATAACGGCATTATCGAAGCAACGACAATTGAAAAAATGGAGACTGAAATTAAAAATACTCCACGTGCTAATCTCTATGAGACACAGGTTCGTGAATTCAAAAATTTCCTCTCGTTACTTAAAAATAAATGAAAAAGGAGTCAATAATGACTGATGAAAATCAAATCGATCAGGACGTTGAACTTCATGATGACGAGAATGAAATCATGGAAATGCAAGGTCACGATCCTAAAAATGCTGAGGCTCAGTCTGTAGCATCTGTTGATAAAGCAGGTGATGCAACTGGTACAGCACCTTTGCCAAATCCTTCTGGATCAACAGCAAAGAATAATACTAAAAAAGATCCAATGCCTAAAACCAAAGCAGCAATCATGGCTTCGATGATGACTAGAATGCAAGGCATGAATAAGGAAGCTTTACAGGCGATGTATAACTATAAAGAAGGTTTTGAGAGTGAAGGAGAGGAAATCGCTGAAAAGCAAGATATTGATTACTCACCAGATTTTTCAGAAGATTTGAATGCAATCATGGAGAGTGAAGCAACTCTTTCAGATGAGTTCAAGGAAAAAACCGCAACAATTTTTGAAGCAGCAATTAAGTCTAAGCTTGCTGAAGAAATCGATCGCCTTGAAGAAAAGTATAATGAGGAACTCGAGGAAGAAATTAATTCTACCAAAGAGGGACTTGTAGAGAAAGTAGATAGTTACTTAAACTATGTTGTCGAGCAATGGATGGAAGATAATAAACTTGCCGTTCAGTCTGGTCTTAGAACAGAAATTGCTGAGAACTTTATGAATAGTCTTAAAGATCTATTCACAGAGTCTTACATCGAAGTTCCTGAGTCCAAAGTAGACCTAGTAGACGATCTTGCTGAGCAAGTTGAAGAACTTGAAACACAGTTGAATACAACTACAGCAAACGCTATCGAAATGACTGAGAAGTTAGAAATACTACAAAGAGAAGCTATCATTAATGAAGCATCTCGTGGTCTTGCTGACACTCAAGTCGAAAAACTTAAATCTTTAGTAGCAGATGTAGATTTCAATGACGAAGAGTCTTTCTCAAAGAAAGTAGCTACAGTTAAAGAATCTTACTTCAAAAAAACTACTAAAACAATGACTGAGTCTGCAGACTTTGAATCAGATGACGAAGACGGAAATAACGTTGCAGTTTCTGGATCAATGGCTCAGTATTTAACAGCCCTTAATCGTACATCGAAAAATTAATAGGAGACCTAATCGATGCAAAATGTAATTTCTTATGACAAATTAGTCGAAAAGTGGGCACCAGTACTGAACGAAGAATCTGCTGGCGCTATCAAAGATAATCATAGAAAAGCAGTTACTGCTGCAATTCTAGAAAACCAAGAGCAAGCTCTTCGTGAGCAAGGTCTTATGGAAACCCCAGCAAACGCAGCCGGAGACGGAACTGTATCTGGTGGTGGTAACGCAGACAACTGGAATCCAATCCTAATCGCACTTGTACGTCGTGCAATGCCAAATCTAATGGCATACGATATTGCTGGTGTTCAACCAATGTCAGGTCCAACTGGCTTGATCTTCGCAATGAAGTCACGCTATAAGACAACAAAAGCTGGAGTATCAAGCGGAGAAGAAGCACTGTTTAACGAAGCAGCTGTTGGTTTCTCAGGTGACTCTTCAACTACAGGTAATGGATCAACTGGCCCATCAGGATTAGTTGGACTAGAAGACTCTGGTGCAGTTGGTCAAACTACTATCGTAACAGACAGTTCAATCGACGATGCTCGTGCAACTGGTCCATATGCTGGTGACGCATACACAACAGCAGAAGCAGAAGCACTTGGTTCATCAGGTTCTGAGGCATTTGCTGAAATGGGTTTCACAATCGATAAAGCAACTGTGACTGCGAAGTCACGTGCTCTAAAGGCAGAATATAGCTTAGAATTAGCACAGGACTTGAAAGCAATTCATGGTCTTGATGCTGAAACTGAGTTAGCAAATATCTTGTCTACAGAGATTCTTGCTGAAATCAATCGTGAAGTTGTTCGTACAATTAACGCACAAGCAAAAACAGGTGCAGCCACAACTAACACTGCTCTAAATGGTGTGTTTGACGTACAGACAGATGCAGATGGTCGTTGGTCAGTAGAGAAGTTTAAAGGACTTATTCTTCAGATCGAACGTGAAGCAAACGTAATTGCAAAAGAAACACGTAGAGGTAAAGGTAACTTCATGGTGTGTTCTTCTGATGTTGCTTCTGCTCTTGCAGCTTCTGGTATGTTGGATTATTCTCCAGCAATGTCAACAAACTTAAATGTTGATGACACAGGAAACACATTCGCTGGTGTACTTAACGGACGCATGAGAGTCTATATTGACCCATATGCATCTGCTGATTATATCAACGTTGGTTATAAGGGTACAAACCCATATGACGCAGGTGTGTTCTATTGCCCATACGTTCCACTAACAATGGTACGTGCAGTTGGTGAGGATACATTCCAGCCGAAAATTGGATTTAAGACTCGTTATGGCATGGCTTCAAACCCATTTGTTGGTACATCACCATCTGATGGACTTGCTACTGCTAAAACTAACCAATACTATCGTATCTTCCGTGTGGATAATATCCTCGGAGCATAAGATACTTTGTGTATATTAGAAAGGGTGCTTCGGCACCCTTTTTTATTACAATAAAATTGTATAAATAGAAGTATGGCAAATTTAACACAAAATTTTAATTATCTTCAACCGACCTCGTTTAAGATAACTATAGATCGAAAAAACTTTCCTAACTTAGAGTTTTTTTGTCAAAGTTTTATACATCCTGGAATGATTATGAATAGTGTAGAAGTACCTTTTCGAAAAATAACAGGAATACCATTAATAGGTGATAAACTTACTTTCAATGAATTACAAGCAAATATTATTTTAGATGAAGATATGAAAGCATATGATGAAATGTATTCGTGGATGAGAAGAAATTTAGATATAGAATTCGTAAATCCAACCCAAAGAACAGTAGAGCAACCACCTACAATGTCTGATATTACTCTTTCTATATTGTCCAGTCATAATAATACGACAAAACAAGTTAAGTATGTAGATTGCATACCAACCGCATTAACTGATATTCAATTCGAATCTACTTCTGGTGGTGAAAGTTTTGTTGTATTTGGTGCTTCATTTAGATTTTCTTACTTTGAGTTATCAGGTGCAAGTTATGTAACAAATGTAGACGGATCACCATCGATTACAGTGAATAGAAATTCATTATAAATAAGTTTATAATTGGAGTATATAATGATTGATTTGAAAAGCATCCACGACATGTGGAAACAAGACTGTATTATTGACGATATGAAACTCGATGAATCCTCACGTCAAACACCTATTCTTCACGCAAAATATTTAGAACTTTTATCAACTGTAAAACTGCAGTTGAGACGTGCAGAATTTTCTCAAAAAGATTTATTGAAAAAGAAGTGGTTATGGTATAATGGTAAGATGGATCACGAAACAATCGTGGAACTTGGTTGGGATCCTGATCCTTTTGACGGTCTCAAAATACTTAAAGGTGACATGGATTATTACTATGACTCAGATCCTGAGATACAAAAGTCTGAAGAAAAAATACAGTACTATAAAACGTTAATGGAAACATTAACAGATATACTAAGTAATATAACATGGCGTCATCAAACAATAAAGAATATGATTGAATGGAAAAAATTCTCGTCCGGAAATTAAATCACGCCAATCTACACGTTCAATGTGATAGTGGTACTGCACAGGAGCTAAGAGAGTTTTTCTCTTTCTATGTTCCAGGTTATAAGTTTATGCCTGCATATAAAAGTCGCATGTGGGACGGTAAAATACGTTTATATGATGTGAACACAGGAGAACTTCCGGCAGGTTTATTTTATCATTTAAATAAATTTGCTAACTCTAGAGGATATATAGTTGAGTCAGAGAAAACAAACTATGGAATGCCTCACGAAAATGCTACAGTCAATATTCAACAACTTGCCAGTTACATTGACAGTCTTGGTCTACCTTTTCGTCCTTATCCATATCAGCTATCAGGCATTGAAGAAGGACTAAAAAGAAAAAGAGCAATTCTCATATCTCCCACCGGTTCTGGTAAATCTCTCATCATTTACATCCTAATTAAATATTGGTTACATCTCCTGACTGACGGATTAAAATATCCAAAAGGTGGAAGAGTATTAGTCATTGTTCCAACTACTGGATTAGTGGAACAAATGTATGGTGATTTTAAGTTATATGGTCAAGGTGAAGGAGGAATGCATAGAATATATTCTGGTAAGGATAAAACATTTGATGCTGCTATTTGTATCTCGACATGGCAGTCAATATATAAATTACCAAAGATGTGGTTTGAACAATTTGGTATAGTTATAGGAGATGAGTGCCACGGATTCAAATCGAAATCACTCATGAACATTATGAATAAAGCAACCGAAGCAGCATATCGTTTCGGAACGACAGGAACACTCGAT